CCGCTGTATATACCACATTATATATATCACGTTGGAGATGCCGGTACTTTTATAGGTTTTCCAGCAAATGATAGGCTTATTATTGGTACAAATGGAGGAACAAGAGTTGATATTACTAATAGCGGCTTCTGCTTAGGAGACAGTGGTTCAAACATTTCTGTTTCAACAATCTTAGATGAAGATGACATGGCTAGCGACAGCGCAACGGCTCTTGTTACTCAGCAAAGTATTAAAGCTTATGTGGATGCTCAAACTCCAGGTGCGGGTGTTTTCTTACCGCTAGCTGGTGGCACAATGAATACTAACGCGGCTATTACAATGTCAGGCAGTCTTACTACGTCGGCTAATGTATACGCTCAAAGATTTTATGACCAAGGGGATAATTCTTTTTATGGCGATTTTGAAGGAACTTCACAATTTAATCATGTAAAAATAAACTCTACCCTAAGTACACGGAATTTTGTAAGCGGTAGCTATGGATGGCAATTGGAACAAAGTACTACAACCACAGATCCGGTCACATTTAGATTTGACAATCAAAAATACAGAGTATTTGCCGGTGGTGGTGCTGGGGAAATAATGACTTTTTTAGAAGGCGGTAACATCGGGATCGGGAATACTAATCCATCATCTGCATTGTCTATTTCAAAGTCAATGGGCGCTGCGTTCATAGCTGATTTCATAAACCCAGCTGTTAACGGACACGGTTTACTTATTCAAGCAGGGGGAACAACAGGCACCCGTTATATCACACAATGGAAAGATGCTTTAGGCACCGAAAGATTTCATATGGAAGATGATGGTGAAGCTTATTTTCAAGGCAACGTAGGTATTGGGACAACTAGTCCTGGGGCATCATTACACGTAGCCACAGACGGCGCTGCAGGTACATTTAGGTTAAGTCCTCAAGACGGAACTTATGAAGATTATAGGTTAGATATTAGAGCGCAGGCATCAAATGCGGGAGCTTTAACTATGAAGCTTAAGGACAATACTTTCTTAAAAACCTATGGTTATTATAACTTAACAGGGGTGTCTCACGGTGTAGCTGGTTATGAAGATTTATTACATTTAAAAAATAACGGAAACGTAGGTATCGGGACGACGAATCCTAGTGCTAGGTTAAATATATCAGGAACAGGGACAGGAGCAGCTATTGATTGGACAAACACTACTATTGCAACAGGTAGGTCTTATAGGTGGGTTTCTCTAAATGCTGGAGGATTTGCTATTGAAGATTTAACAGCTAGTGGAGCAGAAAGAATGCGTATCTCCTCAACAGGTAACGTTGGTATCGGAACGACCATTCCTTATGGTAAATTAGATGTAGCTGGAAATATAAGACTTCAAAGTGCTAACCAAATTTATTTTGGAGGTACAGGTTCAATCCCTTATTGGTCGGTAGGCGTTGATAATACAACTAATAACAATTTTGTAATAGGAGGATCCTCGTACTACTCAGGCGACAGGGATATATTATTAAATCCAGTTAACAACGGAAATGTAGGTATTGGGACAACTAGTCCTAGTGAGAAATTGCAGGTAGTAGGTAACACTTTACTTAACGGTATAAAATTTAACACAGGTTATGGTCAGCAGTTTATAAGCGCGGGAACTGGCACTACGATTAACTTCGGTCAACCAACTTCGTATGTGCAAAATATATTTGTTCAAGGTACTATAGAGGCAAGCAGTAGTGTTCAAATGGGTAATAATACAGCAGCCGCTTCATCAGCGAATGCTGGTTCAACAAGATACAGAGTTTCAGGGAATAATTCTTATATGGACATGTCAATGAGGACAGGATCAACAACATACGCGTGGGTAAATATAGTACAAAATAACTGGTAAAAATATAACATGGGTAAAAAATATACAACACACACAATAAGTATAGGGGATCATAATTTAGATGCTCCAGTAATGGTTCAGATAAATGCTTTAATAGCGGACGGTCTTCATAGTGAAGCTGGATACTTAACCGAAGAATCTGGTACTACTAGGTTAACTGATGCTGAGATAGCAAGCATGGGTTATATCAAAACCTATACAGACACTGACACTAATACACAGTTGAGTGATGCTCAAATAGCTGAGATGGGTTACATTAAAACCTACACAGACACAAATACAAATACACAATTAACCTCTGCGCAAATTGCAGCAATGGGTTATTTAACAGAAATGCCAAGTCATAGTCATGATTACTTGTACCATAGCTCTTCCGCTCAATTAGCAGACATTGATTTGGATAGTATATCTACATCAGGAGTATATCAATCAGCTAGCACCTACGCTTCTAATTCAAATATTCCTTATGCTAATTACTTCACAATGCTTCACTTGGATAATGCAGTTGGTAGAGCTGCCCAGTTATGGTTTGGAGATTCCCCGGGTAGAATGTACTATAGACCTAAGCAGGGAGCTAACACTTGGCATCCTTGGGAGCATGTAATTACATCTGGCGGCATTTCGCAAACTAAAGCAGGTTTGTTGCAATCTAATGCATCATTAAGAGCGCCTGTATTCTACGATTCAAACGATACTAATTATTACTTAAACCCAGCAGGTACATCTACTTTAAATGTAATAAATGCAACTGGTGGTACGTCAACTAATTGGAATACAGCTCATGGATGGGGTAATCACGCAGACGAAGGATATTTAACTTCTTATACAGATACTGACACTAACACGCAACTAACCGATGCTGAGATAGCCGAAATGGGTTATATCAAAACTTATACTGACACAGATACAAATACGACTTATGACAATACAGATTTTGTTGATTTAACAAGTGCTCAAACAGTAGGAGGAATTAAGACTTTTACTAGTGATATGGTTATCAAAAACGGAGACCCAACTTTAGGGTTTGCAGATACCGACGCAAATAATGATGACTTTTATATTCACGTTAATTCCAATAACTTTTATGTATTAGCTGATAGAGACGATAGTGGATTAAATAATGGAATTAGTGGTTGGGATGGTTCTCATCCGCTACAGCTAGAGTCCGACACTAATAAAGCTTATACTTTTGGTAATGAGATTTACCATACAGGAAACATACCTTCAATTCCTTCAGGAAATTCAATCATAGATTGGACAGTTAACCAAGGAAGTACGAATATTCATAGTGGGAATTATACTAATACAAATACTCAATTAACTCCTGCTCAAGTGTTAACATCAATTAAAGCGGTTGACGGTTCAGGTAGCGGCTTAGACGCGGACACTGTTGATGGATCTCACGCAAATTTAAGTTATGGTGCAGGTAAGCAATACGACTTCACTATTAATGGAAATGCAGATACATTTTACCCGGTTGTAATTGATGGTGCGAGTAACGCTAGAATGACAAGGCTTACTATTTTTAGAGGCTATTCTGAAACTGCACCGAGTACATGGAATAACGCATCACACAAAGGTGGATTAACCTTAGATATGGAGGTTCGTGTAGGTGGTTGGGGAGGTTATCCTAATATGATGAACGTTCACGATTTTGGAGAAATATACTCTAGAATTTGTGGGGGTGCAACATGGACTGCGCATACAATGAAATTTGTTGTATGGCTTCGTGGTGGTGGTGCTGCATACCATATGGATTCGCCAGAACAAAACTTATCTATAGAAGTTAACGACAGTACTTCAGCGTCAAACTACAAAACAACTAATACATGGTATAGTTACGATCATTCTAATGCTGGATACGATGTAACGGTAGTGGCAAAAAATCTAACCGAAGCAGACACAGGGGCAAACGCTTTACTTGCGTATATGCCTATAAGATCTAATGGAAACCAAAACAAAGTTATATCAGGTGTTGCTGGTTTAGGTTATATATCTTCAACAGGCTCGATGAGAGCACCTTACTTTTATGACTCAAATGATACTAGCTATTACTTAGACCCAGCTAGTTCATCTAATCTATTTTCTGTTTCGGCTCAGCATTTCTATGGAAATCTAACAGGAAATGCATCAACTGCAACAACAGCAACAAAAGCCACTAACCTTTACGGTCTTGGATACATACAATCTACTTCTTCAGGAACTTCTTATGGAAATAATTATCAAGTAAGAGAAAACAATGGAGCAGGAAGCAACACGGCTATAGCGGGAGCGCCTACATTATCATTTCATTGGTCAGGAGTAGTAGCTTCTAGTATTATGATGGAAGCTAGTGGTAGAATAGGTATTTATGACAACCCGGGAACTGGTTATGAGGATTTTATAGCAAGCACAATAACCGCATCATCATCACACAGAGCACCTATTTTCTACGATTCAAATAACACGGGTTATTATTTAAACCCTGCATCAACATCTAACTTAAACGTTGTTCAAGCTGTTCAATTTCAAGGCTCATTAGCAGGTACAGCAAGTAACGCTAACACATTAGATAGTTTTAGCAGCGAATCATTTTTAAGAAGTGATGCTGATGACACGGTTAATGGGGGAGTTACTTATACATGGACTAGAACAGATACCGCGGGGATTGTGTTTGTAAACAACACGTACAACACTCAACTCGCTATGGGCGGTTGGACAACGACTAACTCAGATAATATATCAAGGATAAGAACGTCTAGTGGTAATTTACATATAGACTCAGCAGCCAACGGAAATACATATCTTAACTGGTATTCAGGAGGAGAGGTTAAAACAAACAGTATACTGCAGTCTGATGCATCGCTTAGAGCACCTATATTTTACGATTCAAATGACACAACATATTACACAAACCCAGCTTCTACTTCTAATTTAAACGGATTAACAGTAAATGGTACTATTACAGGTAATATTAGTGGTAACGCAGGTACTATTGACGGAATAGATAGTTCTAGAATAGTTTATGGTCATGGCGATAGAAAATCTACTAGAGCGGATAGTGTTGGTATAATGTCCACCACTCAGAATAGTGGATTCCATTACGGCGCTAGCCCAACAGATGGGCCTACTAGTGACTGGAATAACTGGATCACGTGCGCAGGGGGAGCTTGGGCAAGTGGTAACAACTACGACTTTAAAATATCACATCCTTTTCATACTGATACACTATATGTTGGTAGAATGACTAATGGCACAAACAACGGCTGGAGACAAATATTTACAACAGGTATGAGTGTAAATATTGGTACTGCTTACAGCTTTACAGGGGCGCAGTTTTATGACGCAAGTGATACTCAATACGTTGTTGACCCAGGCGGTAATTCTCAGTTAAATAGAGTTAAGCTTATAAATAATACTACTCCTCTTATGATTAAGGTAAACTCTGGTTACAAAACCTGGGTTCACCATATTGCATCAGATGATACATATGTATTTGCTCCCTCTACAGCCAATGGGGGAGAAACATGGGATTGGAATAATCAAATGGGTATTAACACTAGTGGAGTTGTAACAGCTAATAACTTTGTACTTAGGTCAGATGAAAGAAGTAAAACTAAAATCAAGAATTTAACACGTGATAATATAGACGTATCTTGGAAGTCTTTTGAAATGAAAGGTAACGAAGGTGAGTATAGAACAGGTGTTATAGCTCAAGAGCTTGAGGAAACACATCCTGAGTTTGTTAACACTGATTCTGAAGGATTCAAATCAGTAAAGTATATAGATTTGTTAATCGCTAAAATAGCTGAGTTAGAGGCTAGATTAGAAATACTAGAAAAATAATGGCAGTACCAAATGTAAGTAATTTTAGTTTTTGGGACGTAGCAGATGAGATTTATGGTTACGTAGGTGGAAGTATGACCTTAGATGACCTTTTTCAAGATGCAAATGCTAATGGTTTTGTTTCTGCTTACGCTGGAGCAAAAGACAGGTTATCAAATTTTAGAGGGTATAATCACGGAAATAATTATTACTCTGATCCAGTTGTTGAACCCAGAAGCTATGGGCTTATGTTTTTAACATACACAGGAGCGAGTCAATCCCTAAGTAATTTTTGTTATGGATCGAGCTCGTATAATTACCCAAGAACAATCTATCAAACACACTATTCTGCAACCCAATATACATGGTTTACTTTTGATCATCCTATTTACCAACAAACGAACGGCACCGCTTTAGTTCTAGCTGACGCTGGATGGTACAAAAACGGTAGTGTTGCTAGGAGATGGACGGGAACAAGTTGGACAGGTAGTGAGAATGCATGTTATGGAGGACAATAAAAATATATATGAATATACCAAAAAAAATACATCAAATATGGATTGGGCCAAGAGTCCTTCCAGAGAAATATGTTGAAATGACCGCTAACATGGAGGCTATGCATCCTGATTGGGAATATAAGTTATGGACTCATGATGAAATATTTAACGATAGATACGCTGATGATATATATTTACAAGCATACATAAAAGAACCAGACACATTTAGATGGGCTTTTATAACAGATAGGATTAAACTACTTTTATTAAGAGATTTTGGGGGTGTTTATGTAGACGTCGACGCTAAGTACGTAAAGTCTTTTGATGTAGTTATGGATAAATTAGAAGAGAAACATACTTTTTTTGCTGGTATGAAAACATACGATGTTCAGTCCTCGTTGATAGAATGCGCGGTTTACGGAGCAGCGCCTAACAGCAGGCTTATAAATCTGTGTTTAGACTTTTATCAAGACACTAGGTGGGCGCACGGGTGTATGGACTTTAGTAATATAATAATACACAACCTAGAGGATGACGCACTTTTATTGAATAGCAAATATTTTTATAGTTTTGAAGAGTTCGAACAGACTATAGTTTTGCATGAGCCAGAAGACATAAGGCTTTATTCTCATTCAGCAGAAAACAGTATTAAAGAAGAATATTAATAAATAAATAAATAGATAGATTATGATTACTTACGATTGGAAAATTACGGCTTTGAAAAAAGCACCAACACTAGACGGATTGTCAGATGTGATTACAGGAATTAACTTTAAGTACACAGGTACAAATGAAGATGGTATAACAGATTACTTTTCTGGAGCATGCCCTGTAGGAGCACCTGCATCAGATACCTTTACAGCAATAACTGACTTAACAGAAGCAGAAGTTATTGAATGGGCAAAAGCAAACCACCCAGTAGACCACATGCAGGAAGTTATTACCAAAAAAATAAATGAAAAAATAACACCTAAATCTGAAGACGTAACTGAGGTTAGTTGGTTAGAAGTGGAAGTGCCTACTGAAATAGAGGATGCACCTGAATAAATAAAAAACAAAAATATGATAACTTACGATTGGAATTGCAAAACAGTAGACGCTTACCCTCAAGATGGGGATTACTCGGATTTAGTGTACAATGTGCACTGGAGAACAACAGGTGTGTCAGATCAACTTGACCCAGGTGGTCTTGCTTATTCTGTTACTATTATAGGCACGCAATCTTTAGATGTTAGCGATGTGACAGATTTCATACCTTTCGAAGATTTAACAAATGAAGAAGTTGCGGCTTGGACTCAAGCAGCGATGGGTGAAGAGCAAGTTGCTTCTATTGAAGCTAGTATTGAATCGCAGATTAATTCTTTGATTACACCTACTAGCGTTACTTTAACCATAGGTGAAGCTTAAATATGAAAAGGAAAAAGTTTAAAGACACAAAAGTCGGTCAGTTCTTATTAGGTAAATCAGGGATAGTTAATTCTATCTCTGAGGTGCTACCTGATAGGGGTTTACTAGGCATGGTGAAGAATCTTATAAAGGGAGATAAAGAACTAACGCCTGTAGATAAAGAAACCGCTCTTAAGCTATTGGAACAAGATATGATTGAGATGCAAGAGGTTACAAAACGTTGGGCTGCGGATATGGCATCTGATTCTTGGCTATCAAAAAACACTAGGCCTTTGAGTTTAATATTCTTAACAGTGATGACGATGGCTTTAATATGGGTGGACAGTCATAATTACGTGGATTTTACAGTGGGTGAAGAATGGATAGGTTTACTTAAAACATTGACAATAACAGTGTATGTTGCATACTTTGGCTCAAGAGGGGCGGAAAAAGTAGGCAATATAGTAAGAAAGTAAATAAATCACGTAATAATAAACTTAACAATCAAATTAAATCAAATCAAATTAAATGGAATTCAATTTACCAAGTCAGATCGTAAAAAATCTAAGCTTCGGAAACGAAGGCAGAAATAAAATAATGTCCGGTGTCGATAAATTAGCAAGCGCAGTAAAGTCCACATTAGGGGCTTCTGGAAAATGCGTAATATATGAAGACGCTATGGGCCGACCGGTTATAACAAAAGACGGAGTAACCGTTGCAGAAAGCGTAGTCTTAATGGATCCGGTCGAAAATATAGGCGCAACTCTTATAAAAGAGGCAGCCAGCAATACAGTAAGAGAAGCAGGTGACGGTACTACAACAGCTACCGTTATCGCGTCCTCTTTATTAAAAAACATAAACGAATACAAAGGTGAAGCACAAATTAGAGATATTAAAAGAAGCGTTGATCAATGTCTTGAAGAAATTACTGTTTACCTTGATAATACCAGGATTGAAGTTGAGGGTGATATGCTACAGCAAGTTGCTTATATTAGCTGCAACAACGACGAAGAACTTGGAAGCAAGATCGGAGAGGCGTTTGAGAGAGTTGGTAAGACTGGAGTCGTTTTAATGGAAGACTCCGAAACAAATGAAACGCATGTCGAGTTTGTTGAGGGGACACAATTTGAATCAGGTATAAAGTCCTCGCATTTATTAACAGACAAAGATAAAGGTGTTGCGGTATTAGATGAGCCGTTAGTTTTAATAGTTAGTTCGCCTGTACCTAATATACGCAGGATACAAAACATATTAGAACATGTAGTTAAATCTAAACGTAGTTTATTAATTATAGCTCCATTAGAGCAACAGCCATTTGCAACGTTATTAGCAAACAAAGTTAAAGGTAATATAAAGGTCAATATTGTAGATCCTCCGGGGTTTGGACCAACTAAAGCAGATACATTAGAAGACTTAGCTATCCTAACAGGTGCCACGGTCGTAGATGAAGAGCTTGGTGACGACTTAGACCTTTTAGATGTTAATGTACTAGGGGAAGTTTTAAAGTCCGTTACAGACGCTAAAAACACGATCTTACAAATCAAAGATAGTAATTTAGATTTAACAGAACGCATAGAAGAAGTTAAAGTTAAGATTGACAAAGAAACGAATGCTTACGTAAAGATAAAATTAGAGAAGAGATTGTCTATGCTAACTGGTAAAGTTGGTGTTATTAAAGTAGGAGCCGATTCAGCAGTTGAGTTAAAGGAAAAGAAAGATAGAGTTGATGATGCACTACACGCTACGAAAGCAGCCTTGATAGAAGGAATAGTAGCGGGCGGAGGAATTGCATTATTAAATGCTTCTAATAAGATCAAGGTTAAAGATGACGGATATAAGTTATTATTAGATTCTATAAGATCTCCTTATTACACTATACTAGATAATGCTGGTATTGTTGAAATTAAGAAGCAAGTTACAAAGAATAGAGGTATAGACGTTAAAACAGGTAAAGAAGTTAATATGATTAAAGCTGGTATTATAGATCCGGTTTTGGTTACAAAATCAGCGCTTAAAAACGCAGTTAGTGTGGTAAAGACAATTATATCCGCAGATTGTATAATCTCAAATGTAAGATCTCTTGAAAGCAATTAACCACTTTATTATAATCGACAAAATCAAAGAAGCTCCGAAGACAGTAGGAGGACTTGAAATAACACAGAATCAAAACCACGACGTTAGGTACTTAAAGGGTAACATAATTAGTGTAGGAGATAAGATAGACTTTCTTAAAGAAGGCGATGTTGTTAGATACGATAAACACGCAGGACACGGAATAGAGTGGAATGATAAATTGTATTTTGTAATTACAATAGGGGATGTAGTTTTAGTAGAATGAAACTAGACTCAGGTGATTTAAGAGAAATGAATTTACTTAAGTATTACAGGCTTGTTAGAAAATGGGCCTGTAAAACTTACGATCTCAAAGACGCTGATATTGAATTATTAATATATTTGGATTGTAAAAAGCAATTTACACGTAATGATTTCATAGACGGTGTTTATACATACTCTTGGGATAAAGCAAGATGGGAGAGATTAAGAAGAGAGGGTTGGATTGATGTTTGGAGAAAAAGAAATAGGACTACTATGAAGACTAATATATATAGTACCTCTTATAAATGTAAAAGTTTAATAAACAGAATTTACAGGATATTACTAGGAGAAGAAGATTTACCAACATCGGCTAGAAGTACTTTTTACAAGAACAAAACATATACGGATAAGGTTTACAACAAAGCCATTGACGATATGATTAAAGATAAAGAAAGATAATTAATAACTAAATAACAATAAAATGGCAAATAACGGAAAAGGAATTGGACCAAACAGATTAGGAGCAGGTAAAGGATCGGTAACATCACCAGCAAAAAAGAATAAAGGAATGTCTTACGACATTAAAGAAGCGTCAAATCAAAGCTTAAGCAAATCAGCAAGAAAGCATTATGCTGAAAACGCACAAGCAGCCAATAAATCTGGCTATAAAGGATAATGGCATTCAAGCTTAAATCTCATAGTGATGTTTTTGGCATTCATGAAAAGACTTCTCAATTTGGAACACCGGTGATCGTTAAAGACGATTTAGAGGATGGAGTTCAAGCTGAAGCCAACAGGGATGGAACAATTTTCGTAAGCGATAAACTTTCTGATAAACAAATTGAAGGCGCTGTAGAACACGAAAAGATTCACTTAGATCAGATAGCTCAAGGTAGATTACAATATTCTGAAGATTCTGTAACCTGGAAAAAGGATACAAAATCACCAGCTAGAGTATATCAAAGGGCTACCATGAACGAAGGTCACCCGGATTTTGAATGGGAAGACGAAGCATACAAACAATCATAATTATGGCAATAACATTTAGAGGTCAAGCTAGTAGATTAAATAAAGAAACTAAAGGTAGGAATCAAGTTGGATTTCAAGACAAATCCGCAGCCGGTGACCGTCAAGGTGTTGGAGGCGAGGATGTATCTTTGAAACAAGCTACAGGTTCTTTTAATAAAAGAAATACTTCTCCAGCTAAAAAGATAGGTCCTCAAGGATTAGGAGTTAAAGGCAACAATGGATATAGTGTAGGATCTCCTGCTAAAATTAAGAAAAACTTTTACGGAGGTGAAGCTTATTTTCAGGATGGTTACGGAGGCGACTTAGGTAGCCCCGCTAAAAAAGGGTGTTCACCTATTACAGCAAAAGCTAAAAACTCACCGCTTAAAATGAATCAAGCGTTAGTTGATGGAGCTGCAAATACTAATAAAGAATTTGTAGACGCTGGAGCTATCGTAGGAGGCGCTTTAAATCAACCTGATAAAAAAGCAAAAGGAAAAACTGCTGACTTAGCACCAAAAGCACCAAAGGAAAAAGGAAAAACATTAGACGCTCCTAAAGCTAAAAAAATTGATACAAACTTAGGAGCCACTAATCCTTTAGATAATATGGAAGCACCAACACTAGAATTTTAAAAAACTAATAACTAATCACAATGGGAATTAAAGGTAGTAAAAACACGCCGATCACGGCAAGAATAAGCACTGGCTTATTTAATCAAAAGAAAGGTGTGAAAGAACCTTTATTAGACGTTGGTCCTGCTGGCGTTCGCGGAAACAATCAAACTAAAGATATTCCTTCACCAAGTAAGATGAAAGGGTATTCTATGAAAGCTTCTCCGTTTAAGCAGGTAAATGACAAACCTGTAAAAGCTACAGAGGTTGGTGTAAACGTACTTAAAACTACAACTACTCCAGACACTACGAAAGAAGTTGCGGGCACTCCTGGAACATCTAATTATGATGCAGCTGTTGCAGCTGAAGGGACTAAAATTGTTGATCCTAAAAAGATTACTCAAGCAATGACGGATAAAGCTAATAAGAAAAGAGCAGATGCAAAGGCTTTGGATGTAGCGGCTGCAAAGCCTAAGGAAGTAGTAGTTAAAGGAAAGACTTCATCAAGTAATAACTATACGTCAACTCAGACAAGGGATAAAGGTGACGCTCAAACTTCTTTAGACAGACGTAACACGGTTAGATCTGGAAAACATACTGCTAGAAATAAAAAAGCAGCTCAAAGAAAAACTGACAAGAATAATCGTCAAACAGGAGCTATTAATCCTGAAACTGGTAAAAAATACAACAAAAGAAACCAAAGATTAAAAAGACAAGGACAACAAGCGAAAGACAATTTAGTTGTTGCTACTAATGAAAATGAAAGCGTAAAAAGACAGTCTAAGCAAAACATAAGCCCTAAAGGGAATAAAGACGTAAAAGGTAAAACTAGGAACTCAGAATTATCTGACTTTACAGTAGATAAGCAAGAGGCAAAAATTAAAGCTGGAGGCGTTAACACCCCAAAAAGAAAGAGAGCTAAAGCAAGCGGGATAAAAGGAGTAGGTGTTAAGAATGTTGGGTCTACTGAAAGCAAAGCTCCAAAAATTTCTAAAACTAAACCAAGGACTACAAGATCAACAAGCGGAGCAGAGAATCTTATGGTGGATCCTCAAAATAAAGATACTAAGTTAGCGAAAAGAAGAACAAAATAATGGCATACAAGCAAGCACCTAAATCCCCAGTATTGAAAAGATGCTGGGAAGGGTTTTCTCCAGTACCTGGTAAAAAGAAGGAGGAAAAAGGAAGTTGCGCAAAGTCACCGGCTAAAAGAACTAAACCCCACAAAGCAGGTATGAGTGCAGCTGAAAGAAAAACATATAACAACAAAACTGGCGGTAATCTAAAAGCACCTCAACCAGGCGGAGGTTCAAGAAAGAAATCTTATTGCGCTAGATCTGCAGGTATTAAAAAGTGTAAAGATCCAGACAAAAATGGAGATTGCCCAAATGATATCGCTAGAAGAAACTGGAAATGCTAATGGGATCAAAAGGACTAGGAGACACAATAGAAAAAATTACAAAAGCAACTGGGATTAAAGCTATAGTAGATAAGCTGCCTGGAGATTGCGGATGTAACAAAAGAAAAGAAGTGCTAAATAAAGCATTTCCATATAAACAAAAACCAAATAGTAACAATTAAATCAAATCATTATGAGTTTAGTAAAAGAATTAAATCAAGAAGTTAAATTAACTGAAACAGAATTAAAAGAATTAAAAGCAATCGTCAACGAGATTAACGAAGTGCAAATGCAAATAGGCGGGATAGAAGCTCACAAACATGAGTTATTACATTCGATAGCTTTAAAGACTACATCGTTGAAAGACATGCAGAAAACTTTAGAGGAAATTTACGGAGCTGTCAATATTGACTTAAACACGGGGGTTATCACTGATGCACCTGATTCGTAAGATAAGTATAGGAAAAGACTATAAGAATGACGCTATGCACTACGCTGTTGGACAGGAAGTGTATGGCGGTCATACTATAGCTCATATTTTAGAAGAGGAAGATAAGTACTCTATATATATAACAAAGAACGATACCATAATGCCTTGGAAAGACTTTAATAAGAACATGTCTGTATCCATTGAGTATGATTTAAAATACTAAAATGCAGAGTGTTTTTAATTATTTAGTATCGCCTAGAGGAGATAGAACTGTAGGTTCTAAAGAAATAGAAGGACAAACATTATTACTTAATACAGATTTACAAAATCATAGCTATACTAATAGAGTAGGTACAATATTAAACCTACCTTTAGTCGGTAACGAAGAACTAAAAGAAGGTGACGACGTTATTGTGCATCACAATGTATTTAGAAGGTTTAGGGATGTAAGAGGTAATGAAAAAGATAGCAAGAATTATTTAAGCGAAGACGTTTACACTATTCAAGCCGATCAGATATATGCGTTTAAAAGAAATGGTGAATGGAAAGCTTTAAAAGGATTCTGTTTTGTTAAACCTATAAAAGAAGACAAAATGTTTTCTGTAGACTTTGAAAAACCATTAATAGGCATTGTAAAACTTGGTAATGATGAAATTGAAAAAGAATCATTAGTAGGTTTTAAACCGAACTCAGAATACGAATTCGTAATAGAAGGGCAGAGGTTATACCGAGTACCCACCAATTCAATCACAATCAAATATGAATATCAAGGAAACGAAGAGGAATATAATCCAAGCTGGGCAAGTAGCAGTTGAAGAGTTGATAAAGGTTGCTAAAGAACCTATAGTAGATTCAGAAGATGACTTAACAGCTGATAAATTAAAGAATGCTGCCGCTACTAAAAAGCTAGCTATATTTGATGCCTTTGAAATACTAACGCGTATTGAGGACGAAGAAAGAATATTAGAAAACAAACCTAAGAAAGAACTTGAAACAACGGAGTTTAAAGGTTTCGCTGAAAGAAAATCTAAGTAATGTACGAGCAGAGCTTATACAAGGTTGTAACACCTATAAAACTGACCACTATTTCCCGGTTGAATAAAGGTAAGAAATGGGAATACGGATACAACAAAGAACATGATGTCGTTGTTATAAGTAGGACCGGACAGATTGGGGAAATATATGAAATACAAAATCTTAGGATTGCTTTACCAAAAGCCCCTCCTAAAATAGATAAGAAAACGGACAGATGGAAACCTGAGGAGTATCCTAGGGAACTAAAGTCTATAACTAGTATATTTGACTGGAGAGATTATCCGGACGAATTTAAAATCAAATGGGGGATATATATAGATGGGCAATTTAATAAAAGAGAAAACGGTCATTGGTTCAATAATAAGAATGTGGATACTTACATTACTGGTACTCATTTTATGTACTTGCAATGGTCCAAGATTGATGTTGGGAAGCCAGAGTTTCGAGAATCAAATAGATTATTCTATATATTCTGGGAGGCTTGTAAAGCAGACAAAAGAAGTTATGGTATGTGCTATCTCAAGAACAGGCGTTCGGGATTTTCATTCATGGCGTCAGGGGAGACTGTTAACTTGGCAACCATATCAAGCGATTCACGGTTTGGGATTTTGTCCAAATCTGGATCCGATGCGAAGAAGATGTTCACAGATAAAGTTGTACCCATTAGTGTTAACTACCCCTTTTTCTTTAAACCAGTACAAGACGGTATGGACAGGCCAAAGACGGAACTTGCCTATCGTGTCCCCGCCTCGAAGCTCACCAGGAGGAAGCTCGACAGTAACAAAGCTAAAGAAATCATATCAGGCCTTGACACCACGATTGACTGGAAAAATACCGGTGACAACGCGTACGATGGGGAGAAACTCAAATTACTCGTCCACGACGAATCAGGGAAATGGGAGAGGCCGAACAACATCCTCAACAACTGGAGGGTCACAAAAACGACATTAAGATTAGGAGCAAGAGTTATTGGTAAGTGTATGATGGGGTCTACCTCAAATGCGCTTGATAAAGGAGGTGAAAATTTTAAGAAATTATATGGAACATCAGATGTTACGAAAAGAAACGCCAATGGACAGACTCGCTCAGGATTATATTCTTTGTTCATTCCTATGGAATGGAATTACGAAGGATTCATTGACGCTTATGGAATGCCTGTATTCAACACCCCACTTGAAGATTGCGAAAGCCCACACGGAGACGCTATTGAAGTTGGTGTCATAGAGCATTGGAATAATGAAGCTGACGGATTAAAAGGCGACCAGGACGCTCTAAATGAATATTACAGACAGTTCCCACGTACAGAGGAACACGCTTTTAGAGATGAGACTAAAAACAGCATCTTTAACTTAGCAAAAATATATGAACAAATAGATTACAACGAAGATTTAGCTAATAGTAATGTAGTAACAAAAGGTAGTTTTCAATGGGAGAATGGTATAAAAGACTCTAAAGTAGTATTTAGCCCAAATCCTCAAGGTAGGTTTTTAATAACCTGGACTCCTTCTTACAATATTCAAAATCGTCAAGTAAT